GGTTCTACTTCCTGTACCATCTTGAGTTATAAACAAAACACCACTCTGTCCAGCAGAGATATTGGAAGGGTTGGCAAAGGTAACATTACCAGTAAGTGTTGTAGAAAAATTATTACCAGTTCTAAAATCTAATGTAATTGTAGAAGCGTAAGAAATAGCAGTTATCTCTCCAATAGTTCCTTTTGTAGTAACTCTGCCGTTACCAGAACCACCACCATTATCAAAAACAAGCGTGTTTAAAGTGCTTGTTTCATGTGCAACATTAGTGACTTTTAATGTACTCATGGCTTGGGATTAGCGTCTTTTACAGCTTTGATATGAGTAGCCCACGTTCCAGTTGTGTCTAACTTACCAGCGAGCATATCGGCATACAACATATCTAACTGATCTCCAAAAGAAGCATAAATTGTAGAACCATCAGTTGTTCTATCAGTTTGATACTTGATAGCAGCAGCAGCCGT